GATTTGGTTTTAACGCATTAGTAAGTGATTGTCTTTGTTGCACAGTCAATCCATTAATAGTAGTTGAGCCTGACTGATTTATAAATCCTGTTTTGTAATTACTTCTAGTGTTATTGTTTGTAGTAGTTAGCCTTACAGAATCCTCCACTTTAATCCATCTGTTTCCGTCATATCTGAATAACCTATTTGGTAAAAAGTCTGTTCTCAACCAATAATCTCCTTTGTCCACATTTGATGTAGGAAAACTGGTACCGAAGCCTGCTGGATGACCGTTTGGTGGAATACCATCACCGTCGTAATAAAATCCATAATGCGATGAAGCAGGGGTGTCAATCACAGCGGATACCTTTTTATCGGTAGACACTGTATCTTGAGAATTAACAGAATCTAGTCGTATATTTCCTCTTTCATCAATCGGTGCAACATAATATTGTTTATAATTGAATCCCGACTTAGGTGCATCCTCTTCCGCCTGGGCAACAACCTGAGCATTGATATCTTTTTCTCTGTTGTATGTAGACATGTAAGATGCCAGCGTATTATCTGTGCCTTCCACATTTTTGTCTAATATATCTCTGTATTCCTGCGAATCAACAAGTGATTTTAATTTCAAACGTAACAGATGTGGCCACCAGGTTTGCGAAAATCCTTCTGCGGCCCTGTTAACATCCTCTACAACGTAGTATCTTCTCAACGCAATAGGAATCGTTTCGTCTAGACTATAATCATCTTTCATGTGAGGTAATTCTAACACGTCACCACTCATTGGTTTACGTCCAATTCTCTCGACAACATCGTTGAGATGCACGGTCATGAACACTGTGTCGTTTTGTAAAAACATTCCAAATTGAGACAAATTAAAGTCGGTGTCTGAAACATTATAAATGCCTCTTATTGTATAGATATCGTCGGCATACTTTCTATCTCTATTCTCCAAGAAAAGCAAATCTTGTATAGTTCTTTCATTAGGCTTGTCACCAGTGTAATTTGGTGATGTGGGAGATGCCGCTCCGTCCTTCTGATCTTCTCCCTGATTATAAGGTCCTAGGTATTTGTGAAGATGTATGTCGGTGCCACCGACTGTGAACATCTCCTTTATGTTCCGATCGAAGAATTTGTAATCATTGCCTTTTTCTGGCTTAAAAATGGATAGTCTTGGCATATCTTACATATTTATTGGATTGCCTCTAACGGTAAATATGTGTATGTCAGAATTACAAACAGGCCAACAAGAGATATTCGATTACGTGAAAAACAACCTCGGCGAGGGCATGATCGACGTAGAATTAGACCCAAAACACTACGAAACAGCACTTGCAAGGGCAATCAATAGATACAGGCAAAGATCGTCTAATGCTGTGGAAGAATCCTATGCATTTTTAGAATTGAAAAAAGATCAAAACAAATACATTTTACCAGATGAAATAATAAATGTGCGATCTGTACATAGACGAACAGTAGGGTCAAGGACAGAAGGTGGTCAAGGTGGTACATTATTTGAACCTTTTAACTTGGCGTACACAAACACATATTTGTTAAGAGCAGGTGCGACAGGTGGACTTGCAACATATTTCGCTTTTGCATCTTATCAAGAATTGGTTGGAAAAATGTTTGGATCTTTCATACAAAGTCATTACGATGTTGCAACAAAAACTTTAACAATCACTCAGAGACCTAGAGCAGATAACGAAACTGTGGTGATGCACACGGACAACTTCAGACCTGACATCACGCTTTTTAAAGACATATACAGCAAGCCGTGGCTCAGAGACTACACACTTGCAGTTTGTAAAGTAATGCTTGGTGAGGCTCGGGGAAAATTTAATACTATTGCAGGACCACAGGGTGGTACCACGTTGAACGGCTCTGATCTAAAACAACAAGGCGAAGCCGAAATGCAACGTCTAGATGACGAAGTAAACAATTACATGGAAGGCGGATCGCCTTACAGTTTTGTTATAGGTTAATTACATTAACAATCAAAATAAATATTAGTATAGGCAAAAGAAAGGCACAAATTATGGCACAAGGAAAAAACTTCTCAAAACTTTCCAAATTATCATACAGACAACTAAAACAGTTAGTAATAGGTCTTGAAATACTTCTAAAGGCAGGACCCAATTGGAAAATCACTTACCATTTATTACAAGGCGTCAAAGAAATTAAGAAAGAACTTGAAAAACGTATCAAAACCTGTTAGTATCTATAGATGCTAATAGGTATAGTCGGTTTAATAGGTTCGGGTAAAGACACTGTCGCAAAGCGACTGGTAGAAAAACACAACTTCAACAGAGATTCATTTGCAAAAAGTTTAAAGGACGCCGTAAGTGTCATGTTCAATTGGGATAGAGAAATGCTAGAAGGCAACACGTCTTCCAGTAGACATTGGCGAGAACAACCAGACAAGTACTGGAGCAAACAATTTGGAAAAACTATTACGCCAAGATGGGTATTGCAATATTTTGGCACAGAAGTTATGAGAGGTCAAATGTATGACGGTATATGGGTTGACAGTTGTCTCGGCAGATACAAAGGAAAAGACACTGTAATTTCAGATACAAGATTTCCCAACGAAGTAAATCAAATTAGAGCACGAGGTGGCAAAATTATCCGCGTCAAAAAAGGACCAGATCCGGAGTGGTTTGTCAATTACGTTGAAGGAAATATTATACCAAAAAACGTTCATTCATCAGAGTATCTTTGGGCCAGATCAGAGTTCGACTTGATCATCAATAACGACGGTGATTTAAATGATCTCAATAAAAGTGTGGATAATATGATTATGCATCTGCTTCAAGATCACCAATACTCCACCCGAGGTGTTGCGTTGACTTCAATCTCTGGCAGTTAGCACAAATTGTTTTTAAGTTGTAAACAGAACAATTATTCCTATTACCGTCAACGTGGTAAACGTTAAACTGCACCTTGTGTTTGCTCCTAAAACCACATAATTCACACTTTGATTTTTGCCTGTAACCCTGTTTGTACCATTTGGGTATTCCGTCTGTTTTTTGTTTGTTTTGCCTTCTGATACAGGTGTCGCACTTACTTCTCCAGTAAATTTTGGTACCTAATTTGTATGCGTAGGCACGTGGCTTTTCATTACATTGTTTACATAAGGGACGTTTCATAACTGTATTTACGTAACCTATATAGGTACCAAAATTTACGTAGTTTTGCCGTAAATTATGGTAAACGCAATAAATACTCTAGTAAACGCAAATTACTTGCAAGGAGAAATAAAATATGGCACTAACATCACCAGGAGTTGAAGTATCAGTAATAGATGAGAGTTTCTACGTACCAGCAGATGCCGGTTCAGTACCTCTTTTAATTGTTGCTTCATCCCAAGACAAAAGTAACGGAGCAGGAACAGGTACCGCGGCAGGTACACAAACTGCAAACGCAAATACAGTTTATCTAATATCATCTCAAAGAGAGTTAACAGAAACTTTCGGAGATCCAAAATTCTACACAGACGCATCAGGAAATGCGTTAAACGGATATGAATTAAATGAGTACGGCTTACAAGCGGCTTATTCATATCTTGGAATAGCAAATAGAGCCTTTGTTCTTAGAGCAAATGTTGACATGTCAGAACTAGCAGGTAGTGCCTCTGCTCCTAGTTCAGATCCATCTGACGGAACATACTGGTTTGATTTAGCAACAAGTAAATTTGGTCTATTCGAATGGTCAGCAACTAATCAAACATTTACAAATAAATCTCCAATTTTGATTACAAGCACAACCGACCTAGTAGGTGGCGCAACAACTGGTATACCAAAAACAAACATTGGTTCTATCGGTGACTATGCTATTAACACAACTCATGTTACAAATAAAATATATTTCAAAAACGATTCAAACGCATGGGTCCATTTAGGAAGCACGTCATGGCACACAAGTCATGCGACAATAACTGGTACCGTATCAGGTACAGGTAACATTTTAACAAATGGACATGCAATTACAATCAATGGTACAACTGTAACATTATCAGGAACAACTTTAACAGCACTTAAGACATCTATCAACAATGCAAACATTCCAGGTGTTACTGCTGACGTAGATAGTGTAACTGGTTTCTTAGAAATATATTCAAATGGTTTCTCAAGAAGTGCAGGATCTGTAGATGGCAAAATTATTTTAGCAAACAGTTCAGGAACTATTTTGACTGATGCTGGATTGACGGCAGGTACTTACGCGGCACCTCAATTCTACCAGGCGGCCCACACAGCAAGACCTGAATGGAAATCAGGCGATTCTGTACCAAGACCTAACGGTTCAGTTTGGTTCAAAACTACAACACCAAACAGTGGTGCAGACATAACAGTTAAACTTTACAGTGCGTCTTCAAGTAGTTTCAGCACAGTTGATTCTCCATTGTATGCTAACAACCACACAGCGATTTTCAACCTAGACGGTATAAACGGTGGTACAAGCATTGCAACTGGTACATTATATACACAATTTAACGTTACTGAAGAATCTATTGGAGCAAACATTATAGATAGCACACCAAATCTTGGAGACTTCCAAATATTCAGATACGAAGGTGGCGAAACTGTAATAACATCAAACACTACAAACCCAAGTTTCGTAAATAATGAAACGTTCACTATGCAAGAATCACTAAAAGCACAGGCGGCTCTTGACAGTGCAAGAACTGTTACTGTTGTTTCACAGGATGGTTCAACTAGTGCTGACGCAGACGACTTTGTGGCGGCAATTAGTGCGGCAGGATTTACAAACATCGAAGCAGAAGTTATCACAAGTGGTGAGAAAAAAGGTGCAATCTCAATCAAACACAAATTAGGTGGTGAGATTAGATTTAACGATGGTGCGACAGCGGCCAATCCTTTAGCAACTAATGGTACACCATTGGCGGATGCTGGATTTGGTTCAGCGAATGCACATTCTTATGGAACGTACACAGCGAACTCAACAACTTTAGTTGATAACTTGTACGATGCTCCGGCGGCGGACACAGCAGACTCAACAACAGCAAACGAAACTGTTGCTTCAAACTTCAAAAGGTTAAGTTACACTGCTTCATTAAGTGCACCAACAAATGAACCAGCAGACGGTACATTATCC